CAATATTATCAACAGTGGCGGTGATGTTACAGTTGATGATAACTTAAAAGTAAACACAAACTTAACAGTAGATGGTAATACAACTTTAGGAAATGCAAACACTGACACCATAACAGTAAATGGTGTTATGTCGATTGCAGACACAGCCGGACTAAAGATTGGTAATATTAACTATTCAACAGCAGTATTTTTAGATAGCAACACATTAGTTTCAACAGGTGGTATTGCATTCTTAACATCAGGCGGAAACAGAACAAACAAACCAATTTATTATGATGGAAGTGATTGGCGTTATTTCTCTGATGATAGTGTAATAGCGAGTGCATAATGATTAAAACAAAGCGAGATATAAAGGAAACAAAAACAATGCAGTATGATAATGATACAGAAATCGCTTTGTTAAAGAAAGATGTTGCCGAAATAAAAGACAATCATCTAGCACATATGAAAGATGATATAGACCGAATAGAAAGAAAAGTAGATAAGATTGATAATCGCATATGGTGGGTATTAGGTATCCTAGTATCAACACAAGTTGCGAGTATGATAGCAAATATGTTATAACCTACTCAGGTGTAAAAGGAGGAGACAGTAATGTCTGATGAGAAAAAGAGCAAGGGCGGAAGACCTCGCAAACAAGTAGATACTGATTTATTATATAAGTTAGCCAATATTCATTGCACTATGAAAGAAATGGTCGATATTATTGGTGTTAGTGAAGATACACTAAAACGTAGATATGCGGGTATTATAAACAAAGGGAAAGCAGAAGGCAAAATGCGATTAAGAAGAAAACAAATCGAAGTCGCAATGCAAGGCAACGCAGTGATGCTTATTTGGCTTGGCAAACAAATGTTATCGCAACAGGATTCGCCTATCCAAGATGATGATAAAGGTATCTTACCTTGGACTGACGATGCCGCTGAATAATGCACAAAAAACTGTAGCAAATTGTTCTTCACGATTTAGAGTATTTGTTGCAGGAAGACGAACAGGAAAAACTTATTTAAGTGTCCGAGAACTGGCTAAGTTTGCTAGACATCCCGGACGAAAGTGCTTATACATAGCACCTACATACCAGATGTGTAGAGA